CCGTTCTTCACCCGGTCGAGCGCGCGGTACACGGCGCTGGCGCCGACGCCCGCCTTCCTGGCCGCCGCGTTCGGCGTCATCGTCGGATCGTTGTCGAGCAGTTCCAGCGCCCGCGCCGTGCGGCTTCCGGGCTTGACGCGTGCCGGCGCATCGTCGCGGCGCCAGATCTGGAGGAGCTCGCGCCCCCGCAGCGCCGCTGCGGCGAGCTCCTCGGTCGGGTGGAGGCAGCCGGGGCCGAAGCAAAGAACGTGGTCGTCGTCCCCCATTGCGTAGAGGATCGCGCCGGCGACGTCAGCGGACGCGGCGGACGCGGCGATCTGCTCGCGCGTGCTCGGCGGCACCGAAAGCTGCTTCAGGGTTACGTGTTGCACGGCGCGCCCTCCAGTTCGCGCAGGCCACCGCGCGCGCTGACGGACCAGGAGCGCAGCACGTCGGCGATGCCGAGGGGTCGCGGCGCGCCGGTGGCGAGGATGTGCAGCACGCCGTCCTTCGACACGTCCGCGTCGACCAGCTCGATGCGTGCGGTCGAACGCATGTGCGGCTCGAAGCGGTCGCGCGCAGCGGCCTGGGCCTCCCCGAGCGTGCCGTGGTAGCTGGACGCGTCGATGCGCGGGTCGTAGTCGGGGTCGGTCTCCGGCAATGCCTCGAGGTTCTTCAGTCGGTACAGGTTCATGGCAGCTTCACCTCAGAAGACGTTCGGCACGACGACCCGGCGGCGGACCGGCGTGAAGGTGTGGTTCCCGGAGAGGAGCTCCGACATGCGGCAGGCTTCGTCGCGCCACGCGCGCAGAGTGCGGCCGTCTGGCAGGTAGAACTCGTCGTCCTGGAACGCGTTGTGCGCGGCATCAGGCCCGAACACGGCGCCGGTCTCGTACCCGTCGCCGTGGACCGCGAGGCGCACGCAGTCGAGGTCGGTCTGCAGGTCCTCGGGCCGGATCGACTCCAAGTAGTCGAGAGCGAGGACCAGGACGCGTTCGTCCTCTTCGTTCGTGACGATGCGGAAGTCGCGCACCTCATCGAGCCGGGGGACAAGGCGCCCAACGGCCTCGATAGGGTTCGCTTCGCGGCCGTTGGGCCGCTGGAGGGTGATGTTCAGGGTCAGCATGGTCGGCAGGTTAAAAGGTGGCACATCGCCACCCGCGAGCCCTGCGCGCAGGGCAGGCGGCTGGTGACGGGACAGACAAGCTGTCCCCTCCGGTCACGCAGCTTCGAGGATCTTGCCGGCCACCTCCTCCACCTCGACGCGGTCACCTTGGTGCGGGATCGAGCGTGCGTAGGCGGTGACGCCGGTCACCACGTCCCAGATGGTTTCCATCGGCCGGTGCTCGTCGAGCTGGTGGGCGTCGACGATGCGCTCGGCCACGCGCGGCCCGAAGCGAGTGCCGAGGAACTTCTCCAGGTCGTCCACGCGCGTCTGTTGCGCCAGCGTGACCTTGTCGACCAGCGACGCGGTGCTGCTCTCGACGTAGGACTCCAGCATCGGCTGCAGCTGGCCGAGGAACTTGTCCGGCGCGCTGGCGGTGTGGCGGATGTCCAGCCGGCCCAGCTCCTGCGCGCCCCAAATGATCCGGTTGCCGCAGATACCGTCGTAGGCGAAGAATCGAACGCTCAGCGTGCCCGAGCCCACCTCGCTGTTGCTGACCATGAAACCGCGGTAGAGCATGCCCTCGCTGTCGGCGTCCCTGCGCGTGCGCACCGGCACGCGCTTGTCCTCGTCAACGAGGAAGATGAACAGGTCCCGGTCCCCGGCGAACAACGTGGTGGTATCGCGGTTCACCTCGACGCGCCGGCCGAAGACGCCGGGCACGCGCCACTGACCGGCGACCCCGTCGCCGAAGCGGTCCATCAGGTGGCGCACGATGTCCGCGTTCCAGATACGGCCGTAGTTCGGGCCAGTGGCGGCGCGCAGTTGCGGCGCGTCGCCGTCAACGGTGAGGATGCCGACATCTTCGGGTCCGCGCTTGACGTGCAGCCCGTAGTTGATGCAGTCGGCGGCCAGTTCGGCCGGCAAGTTGCGCAGGTAGCGCGCGGGCGCTTCGACGAGCGAGGCCAGCTGGCCGAACGCCCAGTGCGTCGGCGCGGACTTCGTGCCGTCGTAGGTCTGGAGCGTCAGCCCGCGGTGGTCTGGGTCGGGGACGGCCACCAGCGAGCGCGAGGAGATGGTGCGAGCCCGGGAGATCGCGCGCTGGGCTTCGAGCTTCGAGCTCATCTCGGTCAGGCTCGAAAAGCGTTCGTCGGCGGGGCGTGAGGCCCACTGGCGGTGGAGGGACAGTTCGTTCATGGATAACTCCGGTTACGTGGGTCGGGATGACACCACTGGCAAGCCCTCGGGCTTGCCGCTGGGGTCATGAGAGGACAATATGACTGTCCTCTCGTGAAGTTCAAGGCCCCCGCTTGCCTTTTGCGGCCCGCGCTGCCTTGCGCTCGGCCTTCTCGCGGGCTACACGCTGCTTGACCGCAAGGCCGTAGCACGACGCGAGGTCGAGCGTCTCGCGGCTGCGCAGGCCCTTGGCGCGCAGTTCGAGGATCGAGCCGGTGATGGTCGCGACGACGGGCCGCAGACCTTTGTCGCGGACGTAGGCCGACGTGATGCGGGTGACGGGTCTGGTGGACGGTGTCATGGGGTTCTTTCTCGGTTTCGGGTCAGGGGATCAGTTCTCGGCCAGCGTCCCGATGCTCTCGAACACGTCCACGTCGGTCATGCAGAGCTTGTGGCAGTGCGAGACCGACACGTCCTCCGCGAAGTCAGCGCCGCAGTGGTCGAGCGCAGCGGCCTCGGCGAGTTCGCGCGCCTTGGTCTCGCTATCTGAGTCGGCGGAGACGATGAACGCGTGCGTGCCGTCCGGGTCGTCAACCTCGATGTAGAACAGGTGCCAGCCGAGCGGCTCGGGGGCCCCCGGAAGGCTCGCGGCCAGCTCTCGAACGCGGCCGGCGTGCTCGGCGTCGACGCTGATGCGGCTCTGGTCGTCGGGCCGCGGTTCACAGTAGAACGAACGGCCTTCGGCGGCGAGTTGCTGCGCAACAGCAGCGGCGGTGGTGGTAGTCATGGCCACGGTGCAAAGCTGGCCGACTCCAGACGAGACTTTGAGCATGATGTTCTCCAGTTGGCTGGTGCGGACTGCACCCGCAAGCCCTGGCGCACCAGGGCAAGCGGCTGGGGTCAGCGGATGTCGCCGAGGTATTCGGCGAACGGGGTGACGCCGATCGCGTGAAGCAGCGGCCCGGTCACGTCGAAGAAGAGGTGGGCCGCCGGCAGCAGGTCGCCGCCCCGGGTCACGATCGCGCCGAGGGTCATCAGCAGGATGCCGACGACCATGCGGTGGCCCACGGTATGGTCTCGGCCGACCGCGTGCTCGGCGAGGACGCGGGGCAGGTGCAAGAGGGTCACGATGACTCGAACGCGTTGCATTTCAAAGGCTCCTTTCTGGGCTATCGGGATGACGCCACTCGCGAGCCCTGGCGCACCAGGGCAAGCGGCTGGGGTCAGGCGGCCGCAGGCATCAGGCGGTCGGCCAGCCGCGAGCCGTCGGGCATGAGGAAGAACGCGGGGTCGAAGGGCCCCCAGGCGGCGGCGCGCGGGCCGACCAGGACGCCGTGCTCGCGCTCAGGCAGGTAGACCGCGATGCAGTCCTGGTCGAGCAGCTGCGCGAGACGGGAGACGCGGCCCTGGAGCTCGCTGTCGCTCTTGGCGCCGACGGCGGCCACGCACGTCGGCTCGGTGTCGGATTGATGGAACGTGAACGAGGCGGCGCCGAACGCGCCGATAACCTCGCGCATTACGGTGCCGGTGCCGAGGCGGCGGGCCCCGCTCGTGAGGCCGATGTTGAGGAGGACGTGCATGAGAGCGCCTTCGACTGGGTCAGCGGGCCGGGCGCGGCGCGACGATGGGGTGCAGGCGGGACATCCACCCGGCCAAGGTCGTGGGGTCCGAGCGCATCGCGCCGTTGACGTGCGACGGCGCGTCGGCCGGGGGGAGGAAGCGGGTCAGGTCCATGTCGGGGTCTCCGGTTGCGGCGCCGGGGATCGGCGTCGTCTGGTCGTCATCATGACAGCATCGCTGTCCTAACGTCAACAAGTACCAGACAAAATCAATGGGGAATCCCACGTCCGGAGAAGACGAAAGAATCTTGCGCGACGGCGTGCGTTGGCGCAAGAAAATTGCGTTGTGATCGCAGTTTGCGGCCGGAACATGCGCCGTAGACAATTCGGTGGAGGGCGCTCGACAGCGTCCAGACGCACGGGAAGGGCGCCAGATGGCCGAGAAGATCACGATCACCGAGAACCAGGATGGCAGCTACACGGTCCAGTCGACAGAGGACCCCGGCGAGCCGGCCCAGGGCGACCGGCCGCTGAACCAGACCGTGCAGACGGTCGCCGAGGTGCTCCAGCTCGTGCGGCAGGAGCTCAGCGACGACCAGGACGACGGCCAGCAGGCCTGGGCGTCCGAATCGGCGAAGCGAGGCCCGTCGGGCTTCCCACGCACGCCGGGCGACGGGCCGTCGATGTCGATGTAGCGGCTCGGTGCCTGTGAGAGGACGCAAGGACACAAGCGCACTCCCAGGTGAAACGGCGCCAATGGCGCCACTTTGTCACAACCCAGTCACTTCGAGAGGTCCGAGATGGGCATGCAATCCATGGGCACCGCGCCCGCACGCAACCAGTTCCGCGCCGCCAATGCCGGCGGCGGCGTCAAGCCGGGTGAGATCAGTACGCCGCAGCGCGCCGGCTCGCCGTCGGTCGCCGACAGCAAAGGCGCCAGCCCTGCGGCCGGCGGTGGCGTGAAGGCGCCCGTCGGCTTCAACGGCGGCTTTCTGCCGGGCAAGATCAAGGTCTGACGATGGACGACGCGCGCCGGGCGCGTCTCAGCAGCATGGGTGGCGACCCTCCGGTGCTCGCCACGCCGGTCGACGTGATGTCGGCCGGGATGATCGGTGAGACGGCCCAGATCAAGCACGGCCCCGGCGGCCGCGCCAGTCGCTCCGGCAGGCTCAATCTGCGCGCGGTGGCCGAGGTGCTGGGCCGCTACGACCTCGACCCGATCGAAGAGGTCGCCCGTGTGGTGACCGCGCTGGAGCCAGTGCTCGACGGCGACGGAAAGCCGGTCATCGGCGACGACGGAAAGCCGGCGATGCGGCCGGTTCTGGACGCGACAACCAGGCTGCGCACGCTGTTGGAGCTCGCCCAGTACAGCAGGCCGAAGCTGAAGGCGATCGAGGTGCAGCACAAGCCTACCGAGCTCACGGATGAGCAGATCGACCGGCGTCTCGAGGCGCTGCTCGACCGCAGAGCAGCGGAGAAAAGTTAACCCCCACCCCATCGGCCTTCGCGATTCTGCGCACGAACGCGACCCCCCACACACCCGCAAACGAAAGCAATTCCTGCGATGGCCTGGACGAATCCCTTGGACACACTGCCTCAGTTCCGGTCGGACTGGGCCAACCACATCGTCTACGGCGGCATCGGCTCGAGCCTCCAGACGGCGGCGGTCCTGCTGGTCCTCCACGGCGTCTTCGGCCACGCGCTGACGCTGTCGCTCGTCCTGCACACCGCGGCCCTGTCGCTGCTGACGATGACCGCCGTCGCGGTCATCAAGAAGGCAGCGGACTACATCAAGGTTGGCGCCCCGACGGAAAGCGGCCCTGTGTGCATCGGAAAGGCGATCGCCACGGTCCTGTGGCCGCTGACGGTGTGGGGCGCTTTGGCCATGGCCGCAGGGGTCCCGTGGTGAAGTGGCGCGAGCTGGCGGCCGCGGTCGTCATCGCGAGCGTGCTCTTCGGCACGGCCGCGCTCATTGCGGCCGCGGTCCCGGCACCCGGCCGCCCGGCAGCGGCCGCCCGGACCTGACGCATGGACCTGGCGCAGCTGGTCGCACTCTCCCCGGAGGAGAAGCTCGAGGTCCTCGAGCTACTCGAGCTCCGGGACAGGCGCATCCGCCGCAACTGGCTACGCGGCTACGCGCCCTACAAGCCGCAGCTCAAGTTCCACGAGGCGGGCCAGCACTACCGCGAGCGCCTCTTCATGGCGGGCAACCAACTGGGCAAGACCTGGTCGGGCGCCGCCGAGGTGGCGATGCACCTGACCGGGAGGTACCCGGCCTGGTGGCCGGGGATCAGGTTCAAGCGAGCCACGAGCTGGTTGGTCGGCTCGGAATCTGGGGAGCTGACGCGCAAGGGCGTACAGCGCCTGCTGCTCGGTCCGCCCCAAGCGCGCGACCAGTGGGGCACCGGCGCGATCCCGCACGACACGATCGTCGGGACGTCCATGAAGCAGGGCGTCCCCGACGCCGTGGCGTCGATCACCGTGAAGAACGAGTACGGCGGCGAGTCGATCGTCCAGTTCAACTCGTACGACCAGGGCCGCACGAAGTGGCAGGCCGACACGGTGGACGGGGTGTGGTTCGACGAAGAGCCGCCGATGGACGTCTACACCGAAGGCGTGACCCGGACGAACGCCACCGGCGGCATCGTCTTCGTGACCTTCACGCCGCTGCTCGGCATGTCGGCAGTGGTGAAGCGCTTCTTGCAGGAGAAGCCGGTCGGCACACACGTCACGCAGATGACGATCGACGATGCCGAGCACTACACGCCCGAGGAGCGCGCCCGGATCATCGCGGGCTACCCGGAGCACGAGCGTGAGGCCCGCGCGCGGGGCATCCCGATCATGGGCAGCGGCCTGGTCTTCCCGGTCGCGGAGTCGATCGTAGCGTGCGATCCGTTCCCAATCCCCGCGCACTGGGGGCGCATCAACGGCGTCGACTTTGGCTGGGACCACCCGGCCGGCTTCGTTGCCGTCGCGCACGATCGGGACACCGACACGGCCTACGTCTACGACGCATGGCGCGTGCGCAACGCGCCGGTGCTGCAGCAGTCGGGCCTTATCCTGGCCAAGGGCTACGCGTCCTATCCCACGGCGTGGCCGCACGACGGTCTGCAGCACGACAAGGGCTCGGGCGAGCAGCTCAAGGAGCAGTACAAGAAGTTCGGCATCCGCATGCTGGCGGAGCGCGCGCAGTTCGAGCCCGGGCCGGACGGCAAGCCAGGAGGCAACAGCGTCGAGGCCGGCGTCGCGATGATGCTCACCCGCATGCAGGCGCGCCAACGACTGGTTCGAGGAGTTCCGCCTATTCCACCGCAAGGACGGGATCATCGTCAAGCAGGACGACGACATCCTTTCGGCCACCCGCTACGCGCTGATGATGCTGCGCTACGCGAAAAACGTGCACGAGATCGGTGCGGCGAATCGTCCGTTTTCCGAGTCGATCGTGCTCCCCGCACACCCCGTCTTTGACGCAATGGCGGGGTATTGATCGCACTGGCGGTGCGACCCGAGCCTCTCGGGAATGGTGGCCCCGCGCCGGCCTGGGTCAAGAGGTAGCCGGCACCAACACGACGGACCATGAACAAACTCAGTCAAGTTTCGGACACGCAAGACAGCAAAGCTGTCCTCGACCAGGAGGACCGTCTGCAGGCTTTCGGGTCGACGCTGTCGAAGCTGCGCGACGAGTGGATCCGTGCGCGCTCCGCGACCGGCTGGGACAAGCGCGTCGCGAAGGACCTCGACAACTACCACATGCGCGACGCCGCCACGAAGATGGCGTCGTCCATGATGGACTCAGTCCAGCAGGGCTACCCGGTGACCGTCGGCCACGCCGCACCCACCAGGTCAACGGTGTTCGTGGGCATCACCCGGCAGAAGGCGAACGCGGCGGAAGCGCGTCTGGCGGACATCATGCTGCCGACCGACGACCGCAACTGGGGCATTCAGCCCACACCGGACCCGGAAGGGGCCCGCGCGCTCGACGACGATGGCAAGCTCATCGACCCCGCCACCGGCCAGCCGGTGCTCTTGGACGCCGACGGCAACGTCACGACCGACCCCTCGCAGGGCCAGCCGGTGCTCAAGAGCCAGGTCGCCCAGATGGCCCAGGAGGTCGCGAAGCGCGCGGCCAAGGCGATGCAGGACAAGATCGACGACCAGCTCGTCGAGTGCGACTTCAACGCGGAATGCCGCAAGATGATCCACAACGCCGCGGTCATGGGGACCGGCGTGATCAAGGGTCCGATCGTCACGAAGCGCACGCGCAAGGCCTGGCGTGAGCGCAAGGATGCCAGCGGCGCTTCGGCCTACGTCCTCGAGATCGTCGAGGAGATCAACCCGGCCTCGTTCAGCATCGACCCGCGGATGGTCTGGGAAGACCCCGAGTGCGGCGATGACGTGCAGGACGGCCAGGGCATCTTCGAGCTCGAGCGCAAGACCGAGAAGAGGGTGCGCGACTTGGCGAAGCAGCCGGGCTACCTGCTGGACCAGCTGCGCAAGGTTCTCGTCGAGGGCCCGAAGGACAACGTCGCGCTCAACTTCGAGCTCCAACGACAGGACGCGGACAAGAACGGCGCCGAGCGTGACAGGACCTACTACCACTGGTACTACTGGGGCGAGCTGAAGAGCGAAGACCTGGTCGCCGCCGGCGTCGACCTGCCGCCGGGCGCTTCGGAAGACGACCCGCTGACGAGCGTCAGCGGCTGCGTCGAGATGATCAACGACACGGTCGTGCGCGCCTACCTGAACCCCCTCGAGGATGGCGCGCTCCCGTACGACTTCTACCCCTGGGAGAAGGTCTTCGGATCGCCCCGCGGCTACGGCGTGCCGTACCTGATGCTCGCGCAGCAGTCGGTGACGAACGCAGCGTGGCGCCAGATGATGGACAACAACGGCCTTACCGCCGGTCCGCAGATCCTGGTCAACCAGCGCGCCGTCACGCCGGCCGACCGCCAGTGGAACTTGCGCCCGTTCAAGTTCTGGTACCTCAACGACGAGAACGTCGACCCGGCGCGGGTCTTCTACTCCGTCGAGTTCGCCAATCACCAGGAGCAACTGGCGGCCGTGCTCGACCTGTCCGAGAAGCTCGCGGACCAGGAGACGTCCGTACCGATGATGGCGCAGGGCCAGCAAGGCTCGGCCCCGCAGACCGTCGGCGGCATGCAGCTGCTGATGAACAGCGCCAACGTCGTGCTGCGCCGGCTCGTCAAGCAGTTCGACGACTACGTCACCAAGCCGCACATCCGTCGCTACTACGACTACAACATGGCGTACAGCGACGACGACGAGATCAAGGGCGACTTCCAGATCGACGCCCGCGGCTCGTCGGCGCTGGTGGTGCGCGACATCCAGAACCAGGGCTACTTGAACCTGTTGGCGGCCGGGGCGAACCCGATCTACAGCATGTTCATCGACCCGAAGAAGCTCTTCGAGAAGGGGCTGCAGGCCAACTACATCGATCCGAAGGACATCATGCTGTCCGACGCCCAGATCGAGCAGAAGCAGCAGCAGCCCGCGCCGCCCGACCCCCGCGTGCAGGCCGCGCAGATCTCGGCGCAGGCCAAGGTGCAGGAGGCGCAAGCCATCGCGCAGGGGCAGGCCGTCGAGGTTCAGTCGCGCGAGCAGGCCGCCGTCCAGGACCGCCAGCTGCGGATGCAGGAACTGCAGCTGCAGTACGAGGTCGAGGTGCTCAAGACCGCCTCGGCCCTGAAGATCTCCATCGAGCAGGTCAAGGCCCAGCTCGCGCAGGCGGCGATCGTCAGCAACTCGAAGCGCGAGCTCGCGGTCACCAAGATCATTGCCGACGCGCACGGTCGCGCGGCGGACCACAGCGCCGCGGCAGCCGCCCGGGCCCCGGCCGCAATTCCAAACCAGTGAGGTAACAACATGGCAGTTCAGAAGTGCGCGGTGACGATGCAGGGTCCGACCAACTCCCTGCGCCTCGGCACTTGGCAGCCGCTCGCCAACGGCGACACCGGTGAGCCGTTCCAGCAGTCCGACTGGGCCGACAGGTGCTTCCAGATCTCCGGCACATTCGGCGCCGGGGGTTCGATCTCGATCGAGGGGTCAAACGACGGCGCGAACTGGTCGGTACTGTCCGACATGAACGGCAACGCGATGACGTACAGCTCGGCGACGGTCAAGCAGGCCAATGAGGCGCCGATGTTTGTACGGCCGCATGTCACAAGCGGCGACGGCACGACCTCGTTGAACGTGACGGTTCTGGGTCGCAAGATCAACTCGCTTCTGTAAGGACGGATAGATGAGCAAACTTCTCGAGGGCTCGGCGACCCTGAACAAACTCGCCAATCAGTTCAAGTCGCTCTTGGAGCTGTCCGCGTGGTTGGAGAACGCGGGGTCGATCGAGCAAGCCGCCGGCGAGGCGGAGGCTCGGCTGCAGCGCGCGCGAGCCGCGCACGACGAGGTGGTGAGGGCACACGCGCAGGCGCAGACGGAGCTCGAGGCGGCGCGCGCGGAAGCGCAACGCGTGGTGGAGGAAGCCATCGCGCATGGCGAGGCCGAAGTGGCCCGGGCTCGGGATGCGGTGACCGCGATCGAGAAAGCCGCGGCGGAGCAGCACGCGGCCCTTCTCGCGGAGCACCAGCGGCTGCACGCGGCCGCCGTGGCCACGGCGCAGGAAGAGCTCACCAAGCTGCACGAGGAGAAGGCCGCGGCGATCGCCGCGCGCGAGGCCGTGGCGAAGGACCTTGGCGACGTGCAGCTCAAGCACGCGGAAGTGTCCCAGGCGCTGGACGCGATGAGGAGCCAGCTGCGCGGTCTCATCGGGTGACCCATGCGATCGAACTGCTGGATCTGGGCCAAGCTCGAATACTGGCGCCGCAAGCGCGCCTGGGTTCGCGCGGGGATGCCGATCGGGCAGGAACCGTACTGGGTCAAGAGGCAAAGTCGCAACGAGCCGCGCTGCTTGATGCACTACGAGGTCGGTCGCCGGTGCGAGGACGGCCGGATCGAGGTGGAGTCGTTCAAGCCCGACGTGCCGACCGACGCGCCCTGGTGGCTCGCGTGGACGCACATGCTGTTCCGCGGCAGCGTGAAGAAGGGGGACTGAGATGACCACCTACGTCGTCACCGATGCCGCGACCGGAAAAGAGGTCTACAGGTACAGCTCGCTCACCGAGATCATCTGGGACCAGTTCCCGACGCCGGCCTACACCTACACGGCGATTCCCGATCCGGCGGCCCCCGCGCCCGCGTCGAGCTGGCAGACGATGGCCGCGTTCGACTTCCTGCGCAGCTTCCAGGCTGCCGAGCGCATCGCCGCGCGCACGAAGTCCGCGACCGACCCGGTGCTCGACGACTTCTACTCGCTGCTGCTCAAGGCCGACAACGTGCACTCAAGCGACCCGGACCTGATCGCCGGCATGAACTACCTCGTCAGCGTCGGCGTGCTCACGCAGGCGCGCCACGACATCATCATGGGGCTCGCCTGACATGGCCGACTTCTACTGCGACCACGGCGCGTACGCCAGCGCACTCGGCTCCACACCCACCTGGGGCGTGCCGCAAGAGGGCGACGGGTCGACCAAGGACGCGGCCACCGCGTCGAGCATCGGCAGCGTCCTGTTCGGCGCGGTGCCGACCACCGGCACCATCTCGGTCTGCGGCGTCACGATCAGCACGACCGGCGTGATCGGTGCGGCCAGCGTCGGCGCTGCGGCGGACGCCCTGGCGGCCAACATCAATGCGGCCACCACGGCGGTCGCTGCTGGTGTCGCCATCGGCACCCCGCAACTGCGCAATCTCGTCTATGCGCGCGGCCCGACGAACGGGGCGCCGGCCGGCACCTGCCAGATCATGATGCGTGTGGGCAGCGCGACGCTGAACTACGCGTCGAACACCAACGTCGGCATCGCCACGACCTTCGACGGCACGCCTACCCTGACGCAGTTCGTTGGTGGTACAGGCGGGTGTTTCGGGTACATGGCGGCCCCGACCGCGATGGGGGTGGCGAGCAGCATCGCTGTTGGTGCCTACGGCGCTGTGTTTGGCGCCACTCCCTACGTAGACTGGATTGCCCGAGGCGCATCAGACATTTTGTGGGTTCGTTCCGGCGACAACCCGACATTGAATTTCTCGTCAGCAGCAAACCTTGCTCGCTCAGGCGCGTACACGATCACCATCGTTATCGACACTTCTACGAAGTGGACGACAGACAGCCCAGGTGTCATTACCATTAACATGCCGATGACGCAGAGCTTGCTGTTCTCGGTGAGCAATGCCACCGCCGGCTACTCCGACTATGGTGGCGAGCTGAGATGCCTACAGAAGGGCTCACTCGTCATCGCGCTGACGCCTAGCGCGGGAGGCGGCGCTCGCATCCTCACAATGGCGTCACCAGTTTCATCGACATTCAGCAACGGACTTTCAGGTCGGGTTGTTGGGGTCAACTTCAAAGATCTGGCGGCAGCGCCGACTGATGGCGTGATGTTCAAAGCCACCGCATATGGCGCTGGCGGGGGCACGTTCAACGGCGGGTACCAGTCATGGGTAGACTGTGATTTTGTACGGGTCAATCCGCAGACGGCGCTGTTCGGGAGTTTTGCGTCTTCTAATGCCGGCAGTTACACGCTTCAATCGCACCTGTTTGTAGGGTGCCGTTTCTTGTGGAACATTTCTGGCGCAGCGACGCCGCCTGCCTTCGTTGACCTATCGGCTGGGTACCCAGTCGCCGGGTTCTCATGCCGCCTGATCGGCTGCTCATTCTCGGGTTGGAGCGCTGGCGGCAATGCCTTCCCGCTCATCAAACCGCTCCCCGGGACGGGAATGCCTACCCAGATCCTGATCGAGGCATCGGATTGCTCCGGTCTTGCGCTACCTACGCTGTTCGCTGGCCTCGCGTACAAGAGCTCAAACGGGTTGACGCCCGACCAGTGTGCGCTGATCTATCAGCGAAGCGATGCCGGGGGTTCATTCAGGTACGAAAACTTGCTCGGCGTGGTCGACTATGACTCCGCAGCATTTCCGGCTTACCCGACCTTGTCCGCGACGCTACCAGATGGCGTCGCTTGGTCCGAGCGCGTGGTGTGGATCGTGAGCGCAGCCTCGAACGGAATGGCGCTGAACCCACCACCGCTCTCGGTGTTCTATCGAGGCACGGCGGCGGTCAAGACATTCACGCTCAACATGATGCTGAGCAGCGCATTGCTGGCGGCGATGCTGGCGGGCGACATCACGTTCACGGTGAGCTATACGTCCGCCGTCGACGGCACCATCAAGACGGTGACCTCCAGGTCGCTACCCGCGGCAAGTGGAGCTTCATGGGCTGGTGCCGGCAACTACGCGAGCATGACTGCCGTGAGCATGGCCATCACGACGCCCGATGCCGTGGCGGCCAATAGCCAAGTCACGGCGACCCTTGGATTTGTCGGGCCTCCGCGCTCTGGCGTGACCGAGAGCCTGTTTGTCGACCCAGCACTAGGGGTTGCATGACCATCGTCGCTCCGATTGGCGCATTCCCAGGCCGAGCACTCGTCATGGACCTGACCGACTTGGGCGTCCGCTCAACAAAGTCCGGGGTGTTCGGCCGCCAGCGCCTTCCAACTGAGCCGATCGGCACCTTCACGCTGATCCTGACCAACGTGGTCGTCGGCAGCGCGGTCCTGGTCGAGGACCAGGCAGGCACAACGACCTTCTACAACGGCACGGCGGCGGCGGCCCAGGTCACGCTGTCACTATCGGCCTACGCCGCGGGGTCGAGCCTCAATGACCTGCGTATCCGCGTGCGCAAGGGCAGCGCCAGCCCGTACTACCAGCCCTGGGAAACCCTCGCCACTGCCGTCATCGGCAGCGCCTCGATCTACGTCGCACAAGTATCGGACGAGTAAGCCATGAGCATCTACACCGACTTCACCATCGACGGCAGTGGCAACATCCGCTCAGTTGGCGGCATTGCCACGGTCTACAACGTCCTCGACCTGCACGCCATGCTGCAGGACTTGGCAGACAACGCGTCGCCCAGCGCAGGCGAGGTCCTATCGATTCTGCAGGCCGACCCGTCCGAGCTGGCCGGTAAGCGAAACAGCGCGCGCCCCTCGGCGTTGACGCTGATCAATGGCTTCAACATCGACCAGACGGCAAGCCAGTGGCTCAAGTTCGGCTCCATCGAGCAGGGCACAGGCAGCAGCGACCTATGGACCGGCCTGAAAACCATCGGCACCATCGTCGCAGCCAGCCCGATGTACATCGTGCAGGGCGACGCCAAGATCACGCCGTTCTGGGGCGCCGGCCACATCCAGATCCTGGTGAAGGCAAAGACCGGCGGCGCGCTGCTCGCTGGCAACACGAACCCGACGGTTCCGCCCGGCAGCGTCACCGTCTTCAGCCGTAAGTACGGGCAGACCTACTCGCACTTCGACGTGGACCTGAGCGCGGGTTCCGAGCAGGTCGCCGCCGTGAACACGGCGCTCGACGCGAACGTCGACCCCGCAACCATCACGCCGGCGGTGGCCGCGAGCTACTTCGCCTCGGCCATCGGGGGTACCGGAGGCACGACGCCGGCCATCGCGCTGTCCTTCACTGGTGGCAGCTACGACCTGGGCAACGGCAGCGGGGCGCAGACGTACTCGGGCACGATCACGCTCAACGGCACCATCACGCTGGCGCAGGCGTACCAAGCGCTCATGTGGGCCTGCAGTGACTCGTCGACGATCACGCTCAACGGCATCCCGGGCTGGAAGTACCGCGCTCTGGTCAGCGGGTTCGCTGAGAACGTGGCCGCTCCGTTCGGCAGCTTTGCGGGCGGCAAGTGGTTCGTCGCTCAAGGCTGGTGGCTCACCGGCGTCGCTCCAGCTGACTCGAAGAACTATCAGCTCATCACCACGGCGGGCACACCCGAGATTCCGCCGAATTCGCTGCAGCTCAGCGTCACAGGCCTGGCGGTCGGCGACTACGTCCTGTGCGGTCGCGACGACGGCGCGGGCAACCTGCTGGAGAACGAGTACACGATCACCGCCGCGCTGGGCGCGACGACCCTGAGCGTCCCCGGGCTGAAGTCCGACACGCCGCAGTCCGGCCACATCCGCGTCAACGGGGACAAGCTGGCGTACACGAGCTGGACGGGCACCACCATCACGCTCGCGGCGGCTACGACGGTCGCCTACAGCGCGGCGCCAGCGTTCGTCCCATTCATCGATGACGCCGCAAGCAGTGGTTCGATCAGCAGCGCGGCGTTCCTGTTCAACGCCAACTTCAACGCGCGCTTCCGGGTGCGCAATAACGCCAGCACGCCTCCGATCATTCCGTTCGAGAGCAACTTCTCGGTGACCTCGGCCGGCGGCTCGGGCACGGCGGTTCGCACTGCTGACGCCTAAGCGCCATGACCGTTACGGTCGACTGGGCCAACAAGATCGTCAGCAGCGATGCCTCGATCACGGACATCGTCGTCTTCCATCAGTCCCTGCGGGCCCTGGAGACGTCGGTGCTCGGCATGCTGTACCTGCCGATTCACCAGTGGCGCTCGCTCGACCTGGGCGGCGGTGCGTCGTTCAACCAGATCGACTTCATCAATGGCTACCAGCTCAAGTTCCCTACCGCAGGTAACTACACGATCACCGGCAACCTGAACGCGACTATCGTGCCGGCGACTGGCGTCTACGTCGAGCGCAAGACCAGCCTCGCGTACACCACAACGGCGGTGGGCGCCACGGCGCCGACACCGGCAGACATCGCGTCCGCCGTGTGGACTCAGGCTCTTGAGCAGGGTCTCACCGCCGAGCAGATCCTACGCGTCATCCTCGCGCCGCTGGCCGGCAAGGCGTCGGGCATCGGAACGACCACGGAGCTGTACTTCGGCCAGGATGGCGTCACCCCGCGTGTCACTGCGAACTTCGATTCGTCGGGCAACCGCGTCTCGATGACGGTCAACGGCGCCTGACGACAATGCTACTGTTCCGGGGAAAGCTGTTCGCGGGGCTGCTGTTCCGCGGGATGAATGGGGGCGGCGGCCTGGTACGCCGGCACGCCAGCGTGCTGTACTTGATCGCACGCCGGGGGCGGCGGTAAAGGCTGGATGTCGCGCCAGGCGCCGGCCGCGATCACGACTTGCGAGGACAGCAGGGCCGTCCTATCATTCGATCATTCGGCCGGCGGATCCGCCACCGCTTTCGGCCTGATCACCGAGCAGACCGCCCGACAGAGGCGAGCGCCGGTCACCAACACCGCCAGTGAACGAGATTGCCCCCGCGTGGCACGCCATCTTGGCGTGGGCCAAGGCAGAGATCGATCGGCTTCGCCAGAAGAACGACTTGGTCGGTCTGTCGGACGCCGAGACGAACGCGCTGCGTGGGGAGATCCGCGCGCTGAAGAGGCTCATCGACCTGCCCAACGAGGCGGCTCGTCGAGCCCAAATCCCAGCCCCGGGAATGCCCGGCGCTGATGACTCTTGACGCGAGGAGAGGAAATGGCCGACGAGGTCAACCTGCAAGACGAGTGGAACGCCGTCGCCAAGGAGCGCGAGCAAGGCGCCACGAACCAGACACCGCCGGAGCCCGCTCCGCCGGCTGAAGGGACGGGTGGCCAGCCCAGCAGCGCCAACGCTGGCGAGACGCCCGCCGGGTCGCAAGCCCCGGCCCCGCAGGAACCCGCCGACCCGTACGCAGGCCTGCATCCGGACATCCGGGCGCGCCTCGAGAGGTTCGACCAGGTCGCGGCAACGCACACGCAACTGGTCAACGGCCTCCGGGAAGCGACCGGCCGCATCGGGGCCCTGCAGTCCCAGCTTGAGCGAGCACGGCAGGCGCAAGCCTCCGCGCAGCCCACGCAGGCGCAGGTCACCAGTGCGGCCAAGGACCCCGAGAAGTGGGCCGCGTTGAAGAAGGACTTTCCCGAGTGGGGCGATGCCATCTCGGAGTACGTGGAGAGCCGCGCTGCGGGTCTCGCCGGAAAGGGAGTTTCCGCCGAGGACCTCGAGCAACTGGTCGCCCAACGTACGACGACGGTGAGCACCGAGCTCGCGAAGAAGTTCAACGAGAACTTGGTGACGCTGGCGCACCGCAACTGGAAGACCGAGATCAACAGCCCCGCGTTCGGGGACTGGGTCAAGGTCCAGGCCCCGGCCGTCCAGCAGCTTGCGCAAAGCGCGGACCCGTTCGACGCCATTCAGATGCTCGACCTCTACGCCGAGCACAAGAAGAGGCCGGCAGCGGAAGTCCAGAGCGACCGGCAACGGGTGCTCGCAGCGGCAGTCACCAGCAAGCCTTCCGGCGGCGCAGCCACGGTCAAGTCGGTCGAGGACATGACGCCGCAGGAACTCTGGGATCACGAGGCCAAGCAGCGCCGAGCGCGAGCAGCCTAAACCGAGGTACTTCCAATGGCCATGCAAGGCTACAGCACCGTTTCTTCGCGGAACCTGATCCGCGCCTCGCAGGACATGCTCGCGCATGCCCAGCCGATCACCGTTCTCGGTGACTTCGGCACCCAGCGTGAAATGCCGCAGAAGAGCACCGACACGCTGGTGTTCCGGCGCGCGCTGCCGTTCGGCGCGAACCCGGCCGGCACCACGATCGAGAGCACGCAGCGCTACGCCGGTACGCCGGTCGTCTCGCCGGCCAGCTTCGTGCTGGGCGAAGGCGCGACGCCGAACGCGAACACGATCTCCTACCAGGACGTGACGGTGAGCCTGCAGCAGTACGGCCTGCTGTTCAAGTTCTCGAGCAAGGTCGAGCTGCTGTACGAAGACGACATCCCTTCGGACATGGTCAAGCAGACCGGCGAGACCCTGGCCGAAGTTCTGGAGCTCGTGCGCTACGGCGTGCTGAAGGCCGGCTCGACGGTGATCTACGGCAACGGCTCGAGCCGCGCCGCGGTCAACACCGTTATCAGCCTGAACGCGCTGCGCAAGGCGGCCCGCACGCTCGAGTCGAACCGGGCCAAGCGCGTGACCTCGCGCCTGGCGCCCGGCGTCGACTTCGGCACCCGTGCGGTGCAGCCGGCGTTCATCGTGTTCATCCACACTGACGCGGTGGCGGACGTGCGCAACCTGCCGGGCTTCACGAAGGTCGAGGAGTACGGCACCTTCAAGCCGGTCCACGACAACGAGGTGGGCGCCTGCGAGGACTTCCGCTTCGTCAAGTCGCCGCTGCTCGCGTCGTTCGCAGGCGCCGGCTCGGCCACGCTGAACGGTTGCCTGTCGATCGGCGCGTCGAACGTCGACGTCTACCCCTTCGTGATCATCGCGGAGGACGCGTGGGGCCAGGTGGCACTCAAGGGCTACAACGCAGTGAAGCCGACCGTCCTGAAGGCGACGGACATCAACCACGCCAACCCGCTGGGCCAGTTCGGCTTCGTCGGGGCCAGCACCTGGTTCGCCTGCGTGCGCACCAACGAGGCGTGGATGGCGCGCATCGAGTGCGGCGTCTCGGCCCTCTGATGACTGATCTCGCGTCAGGCGCTCGCGCCTGACGCGATCTTCAAGAAGGAACCAGTCCATGTCCGAATCCGTCGCCCAGCGAACTGCCGCGCTCGCGCAGCACGTCGATGCGGAGCAGCTCTACAAGCTGCTCACCCAGATCCAGGCCGACCTGGCCGCGCTGCGGGCGCAGGTCAACGCGCATGTGCACAGTGGGGTGACCGCCGGCGCCGCCAACACGGGCGCCCCGACGACGACGCTCGCGTCGCTGAACACCCAGCCCTGAAAGGAACCAAGATGTCTCTGAATCTCGAAGAATCCAGCTCGCTGACCGCCGTCCTGGCCGTCGCCACCGCCGGCGCGGCACTGACTGGCCTGTCGGGCGCGGCCACCACCTACAGCTCGAGCGCCTTCGGCTACGCGCTGAACGGCGACGCCTACGCCAAGGCCCTCGTGTCCGGTGGCGCCACCCCCACAACCGACGGCAACACCGGCGCGGCGTTCAAGGCGCTCGCCGCGAGCCAGGCCTGCGCGTTCGTGTGGGCCGTCGATGCCAGCGGCACCGTGAAGGTCTACCAGGGCCCGATCGTGACGTGGGGTGACACCAGCGCCGGTTCGACCCCGTGCCCGTTGCCGGCGATCCCGGGCAACGTGGCCCCGTTCGCGGCCCACACGGTCCAGAACGGCTCGGCGGGCACGGCGTGGACCTTCGGCTCGAGCAACTGGAACCAGTCCGGGCTGAGCGCGATCACGGTCCGCAACCTCTGCCAGCTGCGCAACCAGCCGCTGCTGACGACCTGACCGCCTCGGCGGCACCGCAGGCCTCACCTCGCAAGGGGCGAGGCCCTTTTTACTCCACCACCGTCGAACCACCATGGCAAAGAAATCACCGCTCGTCGAAGGCCTTCTCGCTCAGGGCGCCACCGCGCTGGACAGCGAGCCGGACATCCAGCTCGTCTCGGAGAGCGACCTCGCGAGGCTCGCGGCCGACGAAGCATTCATGCACGAGGACATCGACATCATCGTGCTCCCGACGACCGACATCAACGCGGCGCCCTACGTCGCGGTCACCGTCGGCAGCGATCGCGTCTTCGTGCCCCGCAACAAGCGCACGCGCATCAAGCGCAAGCACCTCGAGGTGCTCGCGCGCATGCGAGAGACCCGGATCACCCAGGACCTGACGCCGAATCAGCAAGGCGAGATCACCATGGCGTCGCTGCAGACGCACACCGGCCTGGCGTATCCGTTTACCGTGCTCGCCGACCGCAACCCGGCCGGCGGCGCGTGGCTCGCGAACATCCTGGCTGAACCGAGCTACTGATGGCGACGTTCCTGGAGCTCGTCAACCTGGCGCGCAGCGAGGCAGGCATCGCCGGCGGCGATCTCTCCACACTGCAATCCGGGCTCTCGGCGGAATCGACCAGGTTCAAGACCTGGGTCGCCAACGAGTGGACCGAGCTCCAGGGCGAGCACACCGACTGGCAGTTCCTGCGCGTGTCGAACCAGTTCGACACGGTCGCCAACCAGGCGCAGTACACCCCGAGTCAGGCCAACGCCACGGACACCGGGCTCCCGGCGGGGAACCCTATTCTGGCCGAGTGGAAGGTCGACAGTTTCCGCGCGTCGACGTCGGGCCAGAACTACGGCGACGAGATGATCATGGGCTTCATGCCCTGGGACACCTACCGCAACCTGTACCAGTACGGGCAGATGCGGGTCCAGCGCGCCCGGCCGGTGGTGTTCACCGTGGACCCGCAGAAAAACCTGTGGTTCGGCATCGTTCCCGATGGCGCGTACACGATCGTCCAGGAGTATTACCGCACGCCCCAGGCGCTCGTCGCGGACGCCGACGTCCCGCTGATGCCGGCGCGGTTCCACAACCTCGTGGCGTACCGAGCGCTGCGCGCCTACGGCCTGTTCATGTCGGCGCCCGAGGTGATCAGCCGTGCGGACGAGAAGATCTCGGAGCGCTATCCGATGCTTTGCATCGACCAGTTGCCGCCGATCATGGCGGGCCCTCCGCTCGCCTGAGATGATCCCGGCGCGCACGTCCCCCGTTCGCTACGACCTGTTCCGGCTCGAGGGGGGCCTGGACAAGGTCACACCCACGCTGTCCCTGCCCCCCGGCGTC